CATACTTCCGTAACGACATATCAATGGCTCCATCTACATATAGTTTATACTATTTATAAGAGGTTAAACCTTGAAATCGTCATACCTTGTTTCTGATGACTTAGACCCATAGGTTGTCTTGTCAAATGTCGGTTCATCTTGACCGCTATCTACCAAGTCCTCTTGTTCCTTATTCTCTACATCATACAGTCTCATTTTACTTCTGTCAATACCTACAACGAATCTTTTATTCACTGTTGGGTCATTATATCGGTTCTTGAGTTGTTTTACTACGATTTGATTAAGTGCATCAAGTTCCTCATTACTGATAAGGGCAAACATAAAATCTGCTGTCGCTGGCAACCCAAATGATTCAGATGTGTCCTCAAGGCCAATGTCGGTTGAGGTGAATCCACCCCTCGTTGTTTGTGTTGCCGACATGATGGGAACATTTGTCTCGACTGCAAGTCCTCTAAGTTCTTCTGCAATCGACTTAATATATGTGTACGAATTGACATTTGATGCTCCCTTCAAACGAGATGATGCACAGATATTTAGGTAATCAATAAATATCATATCAGGTTTGAAGGATTTCTTGATAGACAATTCTTTAATCAGACCACGAAAGTGTGCAGAGTGAGCAGATGCAGTAGGATATTCTTTTACAATCAGTGTACCGTTTGTTTTTTTCTGTATCTTCTTAATCTTACTTTCAAACATGGTTTTAGGTAAATCATGCAAGTCTTCCATAGATACGTTCATCAGATTTGCATCTATACGTTCTGCGATACGTTCCTCTGCCATCTCTAAGGTGATATACAATACATTCTTACCTTGAGACAAACAGTTTGCAGCCATGTGACACATGAACAACGACTTACCAACACCTGTACCAGCAAGTGCAATGTTAAGAGTCTTCTGTGGTAAACCACCCTTAGTAATCTTGTTGAAAAACTCTAAGTCAAATGGTATGCGTTCTTCTACTTTATGGTAGAAATCAAAACGCTTTTCACTATCGTTAAAGTAATCGTGACCTACAGCATTGTCAAAAGACACAGCAAGTGCATCAGTCAACAAACTAGGGATTGCATCTGCACCACGGTTCTTGTCTTTACCATCAATGATACCGATACCATCTACGATTGCATTGTAGATAGCTTTGTCTTTACAAAACTTTTCTGTGGTATCGACTAACCACTCCATGTCAACATCAGTTGCATCAAGTGTCTTGATAATCTCTACAATTTTTTGATGTTCTGTTTCAGTTAAATCTTTGCGAGTTTCAACTTCAATTTCCAAGGAAGTCTTTGTCGGCATCTTGCGATACTTGTCAACAAAGTTTGTAATCTCCTCAAAGACAATGCGTTCTTCTTTTACACTAAAATAATCGGGTTTGATGAAAGGCAATACCTTTCTACAGTAATCTTCATTTGATACAAGGTTACTGAGTGCTGTCCGTTCTATTGTCTGATTCAATTTGTGTTCCATCCTCTGATTGTGCAATAATGATATGCAAAAGTATATCACCAATTAACTTAAAAAAATCATCACCAAAATTTTCTTTTGGTATTCCATTGTTTTCTATTATATCATACTCAAACTTAAATGGCAACCCACTTTTTTCGATTTCTTCTTCTGTTGCAAGTTCTTCTGGAAGAGTAACTTTTCCATACTTATATACAACACCATGAAAATCAGTTTCGCCTGTAAGACCAATACAAGTCTGATCTGGATGAGCATCACTATTTAAGAATACAAATTTCTTTGTAATAGGGTCTTGTAAAATTTGTTCTGTTGATGGTAGTGGTTTTGGTGTACTTTCAATTGGTTCACCGAATTGATTTAATAATTTAGACATAATGTAAATAACTCCCAATTATGTATTTTGATTTTTCGATTGGTTTTTCTCCAGCATGAAGCCATGGCCACATTGGTGGAAACATTAATAATGAACCTTTTACACAACTACTACCAAGTCCTAATTGTGGAAATGATGTGTGACCAGCATCATTATCATCTAAGTATAAAAAGAATACCAAAAATCTTCTTGCATCTTTATAATGAGTAACATCAACATGAGGACTAAAAAACTCATCACCGTTAGGTTCATATCGTTTCATTCGTATCGATTCATAACCATGTTTAATTGGCCATTGATTTATTGTAATCTTACAATCTTCTTTGTACTTATCTACATATTCTGGAAATATTTTTAAAAGATGTTTTGTATCATCTTCCCAGCCAGGCTCTTCCATTATATGAATTTGATTGAAAGACATTTTAAATTTTCTATCAGGATTTTCTCTGTTTTGAGTACGCCACTGGTCAGAATTTTCTTCAAACCTTTTAATTAGTTTATCACAAAACGAATCTGATACAACATTTTCATATATTCTAATATAGTTTTCTAAGTTCATTATTAAAAGTTCCTAAAAGTCTATCATTGACCTAACAGTAAAATCAATTGCAATACGTTTTTCGTGAGTAATGATATCTGCTGCTCTGTGTGGGATTAGTGGATTAAACACATAGAAACTAGTTGGTGGTGCATAGTAGGTTTGTTTGTTCCATTCAAAACCACCACCCCATTCTTCTTTCCAATCTGAATTAAGAACACCAAGAATTTTTAGCACTTTCATATTTTTTGGAATATCATCTTCATGGTCTGTATGTGTGTTGTCTTCTCTGTGTTGGTCTTTAATACTACCACCACACCACAATGCTTCTGGATAAAATAGTTTACCACCACTCTTTTCATATATCTGTGTAAGTAATGCCAAACACATACCAGCAATCCTTTCAGTTTTAGGATTCTTAGTCTCACCATCAATGATGGTTAACTTAGGATGTCTCTTACTGAAGTGAGCTCCATGAGGGTACTTAAAACTCCAATCCTCACTTTCTTGGAATTGATATCTAAGAAATTCCAAGAACATTGGAGTTGTTACATTTTCAATTATTTGTAGTGGTATTGTTTTCACTCTATTCACCTTGTTAACTATGGGAAGGCCTTTATCTGGTCTTCCTGTACTATTTATAGGGGTTTTCAATTTTCCAAGAACTGACATGATTACTTCTTCTTTACGGTAAAATCAATCGCCAATCTTTTTTTGTCAGAGGTAATATCCTCTGCTGCATGAATAATTGACGAATCAAAAACTAAAAAGTCTGTTGGGGCGAGTTGATATGTAACACCACCATGAACAAAACCACCACCATCAGATGGTTGCCAGTCAGAGTTTAGTGTACCTATAATCTTTATTCGGTCACTACCCTCTGCATGGTCTGTATGAAAGTTATCAGGCCTGTGTTTGTCTTTAATACTAATACCACAGGCAGAACACTCTGGAAGAAAATAATCTTTACCACCAGCATCGTAAATTTGAATAAGTAATCCTAGTGCGATACCAGCAAGAACAGAATTTTCTTGAACAATATCGTTGTTGATAATTCTCAACTTAGGAAACTTATCTTCTAGTGGAACTGGATTAGTAGGATTATATGGATACAAAAAACTCCAGTTCTCTTGAGCAACAGCCATCTGTTTCATCATGTTAAGATAGTTTGCAGAACAGGCATTTTTGATAACTTGTGTCTCCATTAATCATCTACCTCTAAGTTTTCTGTAGAAAAATCTACTCCTGATCTTTTTGTTGAACGACCATGCAAATAAACTAAAGGCTCACTCTGCATATGATCAAGATAGTCAACACCATCTTCTGCATATGCACGAACATTTGTACGTTTTACAATTATACCATTTTCTTCTTCAATGGTTATAATTTCTTGTCGTATTAGACCTTTTCTTGGTGGTTCTAATCTTGGATTATCAGCCATTAAGTTTCTCCTTGTAATTTAACCATATATCATTTAATTTAGATTCATGTGGTTTATCATACCATGCACCACCTAAAGTATAATGTAAAGCATTTGCATCATCTATATCTTCATACTCACCAACAAGCCAGTTCCACTTTAAAGGTAACTCTCCAATATCATTTTCATCACACCATTTAAATTGATGTAGCTCCTGTAAACTCATTGAGAATACTTTTTCAAAAGTTAAATCTACTTTGGACTTATTGAATATTATAAAACTACCCCAATTCTTTTTAGGATATGTTGTTTGTTTTTGATTGTCCATTTTCATATCAACTTTTGATACATACTCTGAATGTTTACAAACATATACAGCTTTAGATGAATCTAACTCTGATAATAACTCCATTGGATTTTTTAAAAACAAAAAGTCATCATCAGAAAAAAATGTCCATTGTGAATCTGAATAAACTTTGTCTATTACTGGAGTTAAAAATCTTGTTCTTGAAAATGGGTTTGATGTATTTCCCTCATAAAAGATAGGAAGTTTCTTTACATCTATATTAAATTGTTCTAAAGAATATTTACAAACTTCACTAGCTATATTATAATTTGGTGTATGTCCTATCCAAAAATTTGACATTAAAAAAACTCCTCTAAAGTATTTAACTTTTCTTTTACAAAAAGAGAACTACTTCTATATGTAATAGTTCCTTTTCTTTTCATTTCATAATCAAACTCATGTCTCACCCATCTCTCTATGTCATTAAAAAAACGAGTTCCATTCCACAAGTCATCTTTTTGTATTTTATTCTGTAGATTATACCATATATTATTGTAAAAGTCAATATTATTTTCTAGTTCTTGAATTTTACTTTTTAACTCATCTCCATTCTTAACATATAAAAAATCTGATATTCCAAACTTTTTAATATCGTCTTGTTTGTAAAAAAATGGAACTATACCAAATATTAAAAACTTCCAAAACTTACTTGATGTGGGATAATTATTTGAGCCACCAGTAAGTAAACTATATTTTGTATCATATAAGGTGTCATGTAGATCGATCATGGGTATTTCCTTTATATTACCATGATACTTTTCATTTATTGTTTCTAAATCCCATTTACCATAAATCTTTGTTTCTGGAAAATTATTAAGTATATAATCTTCCATGATTTTACCTTTGTTCACAGTTTTATGATGTGATGCTGTGCCATGCATAAAAACACTCAAAAGAGTATTTCTCTTATTTGGTTTATCTAGTAATTTACTTTTTTCTTCACCCATCAGAAAAGCATAACTGTGACCAACATCTGATACTGGAGTTGTAGTAGTAACTATGGATTGGTTTTCTTTAGATTCTATGTGTTTTGTAGATAATACCGTATCAACAACACTTAATATTCTCTTTGACCTATTATGTAAATCTCTTGCAACTAACGGAAAAAAACGACTATCTTCTCCAATCTCCATGTAAGGTATATTTGTTTTATTTAAAAGCTTTGATATAATGCCTGTATAGTTTTTACTAAACGACATTGGTTTTGCATACTCTCCACTTTGTG